ATGTCTAAAAAATTTGTCAAAATGTCAAAAAATTTGTCAAAATATCAAAAAATTTGTCAAAATGTCAAAAAATGTCTAAAAAATTTGTCAAAATATCAAAAAATTTGTCAAAATGTCTAAAAAATTTGTCAAAATATCAAAAAATTTGTCAAAATGTCAAAAAAATTTGTCAAAATGTCAAAAAAATTTGTCAAAATGTCAAAAAAATTTGTCAAAATATCAAAAAATTTGTCAAAATGTCAAAAAATGTCTAAAAAATTTGTCAAAATGTCTAAAAAATTTGTCAAAATGTCTAAAAAATTTGTCAAAATGTCTAAAAAATTTGATAAAATTACATTAACTGTATTTTTTTTAATACTTTTTTATAAATATTTTGTATTTTATGGTGGGGTTATATCAAGTTATACCAAGGTTATATCAAAGTTATATCAATTATGGTTTGGTTATATCAGTTATACCAATTTAAGAATTCTTTCTTATATTTTATTTATTAATTATTTTTCTAAAAAAAAGTTTTAAAATAGATATAACTGATATAACCAAACCATAATTGATATAACTTTGATATAACCTTGGTATAACTTGATATAACTTTTTGACAAGTTATCTTTCCATAAAACTAAACCGTAAAAAGTTGATTTTGTAATTTTTTATAAAATCAACGAGACCATAGATCAAAAAAGGCAATTTTAACTTTTTATACATAAATGCTTCCAGCCGTTATAAGTTACATCATTGATTTTTACCACACCATATTCCCATTTAATATTCGAATATTTTTCTTTAATATAACGTTCTAATTCTTTTTTGTATTTACTTGATACACTAGAATGAACATTTAATACATTCAAGTAAAATTGGCAAGTTTCACCAAGTTGTAATAACTCGTTTTCTTTATACATGATATTTTCTTCTAACCAACTGTAAAAATTATAACAATTATGATCATATTCTGGAAGATCATCATTGATCTTTATTCCAACTCGATTGTTTAATTTTTTTATCAATTCATCGTTTGAAATATGATGATACGTTGATTTCAATGTATCAATTGTAGAACCAGCAATTGCGACTATACTTTTTATATAATCAATATTACAATCAAAAAATTCACGATTTGAATTACAACGATATCTATCTAATATATAATGTACAATCTTTTCTAATAAATCCGAATTACTCGTCTTGAAATCAAGGATCGTTTCTATTTGTTTAACATTCCCTGTCTGTAATCCTTTTACACGATTATTAATGTCTTTTGTTTTCCCAACTTTATAACCACCATCTGTTCTAATTATGTAAACGTGACCAGTTTTCTGTATTTCTTCATATGTTTTTTGTTTATAAAGATCTAATTCCCTTGCTGTTTCCTCTAACTTTTTTTCAAGATCGTACTTGCCTTTAAGACGGATTTGTTTAATTACATCAAATACCCATTTTTGAAATTGTTTTGCAATTGGTTTCCTTGAAATCATTAAAATTTTATATAAACCTTGTTCTTTTAACATATTAGTTTCTTGTTCTCTACCAAGAGAATCAGTGAGGTGCATACTATGCACCTCATCTTTATCAAAATCTCTTATAGTTGATTTAATATCTTTTATTTCAAGTAAATCTCCTATATCTTTTGCTTTGAACAATGGTTCTTCATAAGATCCATATACTTGTATATTCAATCCATTAAATTGTTTTACTAACAAGTTATTAATATTTGTATTACTAGTTTGATGTTGAATTTGATTATTTTCAAGTAATGTTATGGTATTTGCATTTGTCAATGTGGTTTCTATGTTCATATGTTGTATAATAAATAATATCTTTAAACTAAACCTTGTTCTTTTAACATATTAGTTTCTTGATTGTAACCACCTCTAGAATCTTTGTTTTTTTGCTCATCCGATCGGATGAGCAAAGTTTTATTTTCATCCGTTCGGATGATAATTAATTTATAGTCTTTATTTTCAGTAAAATGTTGTTTTAATAAACGTTTACCGTTTGCTTTGTTAGAAAAACCTATAAATTTCCATACATTATCTAAATTTACAACAAAATCGTTAATTGGATGATAATTCATATACATGTACAAATTTCCAACATATAATTGCTGTTCCTCTTCTGTGAAATGTTCCTTTAGTTTAGTAACAAACTTGTTATTATTGTTATCAAGTAATGTCAATGTATTTGTATTTCCGATGTTCATACGTTATATTCTGTACAATAAATGATATCTTTAAACTAAACCTTGTTCTGTAAGAAATGTTGTATTTTGTTGTCCACCAAGGGTGTCAGTTAAACTGACTACCTTTTGTTTATTGTTAAAGTTTTTGAGATATTAGACATACCAAGTAAATCACCTTACTTGTATATTCAAACCATTAAATTGTTTTATCGACAAGTTATCACTATTTATATTATCTAATTGAATTTGATTATTTTCAAGTAATGTTATGGTATTTGCATTTGTCAATGTGGTTTCTATGTTCATATGTTGTACAATAAATAATATCTTTAAACTAAAAACCAAGGCCGCCCCCAGTATGGGCACCCCTTAAGACTGATGAAGAACTGTATACTTGGTGACTTTAACTTTTTATACATAAATGCTTCCAGCCGTTATAAGTTACATCATTGATTTTTACCACACCATATTCCCATTTAATATTTGAATATTTTTCTTTTATATAACGTTCTAATTCTTTTTTGTATTTACTTGAAACACTAGAATGTATTTTAATCTTACCTAAATACAACTGACAAACTTCCCTAAGTTGTAATAACTCGTTTTCTTTATACATGATATTTTCTTCTAACCAATTGTAAAAATCATTATTTACTTGTCGATATTCATTAGTTTTAAGTTGAACTTCTCGGGGTTCTTTAACATCTATAAAGTAATAATTTAATAATATTTTCATAAATGTCTGACGCCAACTAAGATCTTCCCGCATTCTGGAAGGAAGTGTACGATCTATCTTATATTCATTCGAATCACCACTGGGATCATCTACAAATTTTGATGGGAAATCTATAACTCGAATACGTCTCCACAATGCTGCATCTTCCCCCTTAATTTCAGGAAGTTCATTACACGCCAAAAACAATTTGGCTTCTAAAACAAAACTGACAGCTTCTTGATATAACCCACGTGCTACAATTTCCTCACTACCAGTCAATTCTTTTAACAAACCAATATTAATTTTTTCACCATCTTCAGGTTCACTTAGGAATGCAAAACGTTTATGCATTAACTTTATCTTTTCAGAATTTGCCTCATTCGCGTTATTACGTTTACGTGTTAATAATGTAACTTCAACCTTTTCTCCAAACTCACCCATTGTTAATTTCATCAAGTTTAATAACTGACTTTTACCATTTGCACCAGAATCACCTATAAACATTAAAAAATTCGTATTTGGTATATCACCATTTAAACATTCGCTCATTTTTTTTAAAACATAATCCCTTACACCACGATTTGGTAAAACTTGTTCTAAAAACGTATAAACTTCTTTATTATCAGTTTCTGAATAATCATAATTTACAGTCAAGTTTACATAATCATCCTTTCGCGTAGTTCTAAATTTATTTTCCAATAAATCATATACACCATTTAAAAATGGTACCAAATGCTTTTTACTATTTAAATTTGTTATAAAGGCCTCATCGTTATAATACATTTTAGCACCTTTTATAATCTCTTCTTCAAAACCTGGCTTATACAATTTGTTAGTCAAACTTTTAATGTTTTTAACCAAATTATTACTAGTATCTCCACCCTGTTTCTCATAATGTGCTTTTATCATACTAAACTGATTTGATAACTTTACTATACGTTTACGTAATTCTAACGATTCCTTATCAGAACGCCATATAGATCCATTGAAATAATACCACATCCCACTTGTATATCTAAAATCAATCTCTAGTTTATGCAATAATTCACTAAGTTTTATGACTTTGTGACCATCTAACACTTGATTATATAATTTAGTCATTTCTTTATTTTTAAAGATTGCATTATCTAATTGTACATCACAACTAAATTCCTCCTCTCCATTGTAATAATTATTTTGAATATTGATATTAACTGTACCAGTGTTAACTAATTGATTATAATTCAGGAAAAAATTGTTCAAATGTTTATACTTGTCTGCTATCGGTATCAATGTATTTTTAGGAAATATACTTTTACATACCTTACACTTTAAACAATATCCATTATCACTAATTTGATGCTCAACGTGACATTCTGGACATTTTCCACTCATTTTCATCAATGAATTTTGACTCACATCACCTCTAAATACCATCTCGGTTTTATCAAATTTAATTTCCTCTATTGTTGTGTCAAAATTTTCAGTAATATAATCTTTACATTCCTTTATAGCTTTTTGAATCAACTCTTGTTCTACCTTATTAACCCGTAAACATTTCAATATTATTTCATTAAGTTCTTTGGGAAATGCATTAATCTTTATTTCATTGTGTTTAAAATCCTTACAATCTAAATCGTGACACTTTTGTTTTGAACTATATGTATCTATTACTATATATTGATGATTCGATTTGTGCTCCCTATCAATATTATGACAAAATTCATCATTTAATGCTACTATTATACAATTTAATACATGATCTATTAAAATTTCTCTTATGTCCTTTGTTCTGTATTTGTAATTTTTTCTAACAAAATGTCTTATTATATCACAATCACTACTATTTAATTCCTTTTGAATAGGTAAACGAGTCCCATTAACTGTATCTACGTCTACTACCTCTGTAAATTCAGTTTTAATTTCATCTATATCTTTATCTTTATCTTTATAGTACACCTTAAATTGTTCAGAATTAGTATCAATAACAACTGTTTTGTCATCTGTGTTGTTGCAAAGGTAACATACAAACGTTTCTTGAAATTCAAATGGATCACTCACTTCTGATATAACAAGTGGTCTATATTCCCCACTTTTACTACTTAAATATGTTCTAAATAATCCCTCTCTGTAAACTGATAAATCTACTATTTTATTTACAGTTAAATCTCTGAAAATATAGTCTGTAAATTTCTTTAATCCTTTTACATTTTTAAAATAAACATAATCTCCCCCCTTTTGTAAAATAACAATAACGTGATATGAACGTTTACTTTCATTATGAGATTCTAATACAATTGTTTTAACTGTATCTATATTATATGTATCTCTAAATATATCCTTTAATTTATCACATACAGAACATATCAAATTAATATGATTATTATACTCCTCAGGATTTTTATCCCTATATATTTCTATATCCATAAAATATTTAACTACAGCAGCTTCTTGTATAAACTCATAATAACTTGGAGCTCGTGTTTCAGTGTATTCATCACGTATTAGTTTTTCGAATGAACTATAACTTTTTAATATAAAAAATTTCTTGATATCAGTATTACACAGGATATCACCAGGTTTTAAATATTTTAAAGCAGTACTTTTTTTTGCAAATACTTTCATCTATTAATATTATAGTTTATTATCTTTAAAACGGGACGAAAACATAAAATGAGAAGTAGGAAGAACCATTTTTATATTTTATATTTTGTATATAATATAAAATTAATTATAAAATTCTCACTTCTTTATCTTCTTTATTTAATATTTCTTAGAAGATCGTTTAGGGGACTTTGATTTCTTAGACTTACGTTTAGGAGACTTTGATTTCTTAGACTTACGTTTAGGAGACTTTGATTTCTTAGACTTACGTTTAGGAGACTTTGATTTCTTAGACTTACGTTTAGGAGACTTTGATTTCTTAGACTTACGTCTAGGAGACTTTGATTTCTTAGACTTACGTCTAGGAGACTTTGATTTCTTAGGCTTTGACGATTGTGAAGATTTAGTAGAGCTTACCTTGGCTTTCTTGGACTTTCTCTTGGTAGATCGTTTTTTAGATTTACGTTTTGGAGACTTGACTTTCTTTGACTTTCTCTTGGTAGATCGTTTTTTAGATTTACGTTTTGGAGACTTGACTTTCTTGGACTTTCTCTTGGTAGATCGTTTTTTAGATTTACGTTTTGGAGACTTGACTTTCTTTGACTTTCTCTTGGTAGATCGTTTCTTGGATTTACGTTTTGGAGATTTGACCTTCTTAGATGACTTTCTCTTGGTAGATCGTTTCTTGGATTTACGTTTTGGAGATTTGACTTTCTTGGACTTTCTCTTGGTAGATCGTTTTTTAGATTTACGTTTTGGAGATTTGACCTTTTTAGATGACTTTCTCTTGGTAGATCGTTTTTTAGATTTACGTTTTGGAGACTTGACTTTCTTGGACTTTCTCTTGGTAGATCGTTTTTTAGATTTACGTTTTGGAGACTTGACTTTCTTGGACTTTCTCTTGGTAGATCGTTTTTTAGATTTACGTTTTGGAGACTTGACCTTCTTTGACTTTCTCTTAGTAGATCGTTTTTTGGATTTACGCTTAGCTCCTCCAGCTTGAGGAGAAGGTCCGGCTTGAACCTTTCCTTGTCCTGAACATTTTCCCTTTACACATCGTTCCCAAACATGTTTTGTACCCTTAAAGTTAACTTGATACATTTTACCGTTACGTCCCTTTCTCTTAGTACCTAATGATAAAGATTTAGGGGATCCAGCAGGGGCTCCTACTACTCGTTTCTTGTGAGATCTTGATTTCTTGTGAGATCTTGACTTCTTAGCACCACCCAACAAATTTGAGATAAAGTTTTCAATCATTGTTTTTATACTATAAGTAAATATTTTTTTTTCCCGTAATTCATTATTAAATGTTTAATTAACGCATTTTCTAAAATAATTAAACATTTTATGCAATTAATTTGATCCCTGTAAAAAATGAATATCCATTTCTTTTACTGTTATTTGTTCGTTTTATTGATTTTACTCCAATAAAAGTTTCTATTGTTTTTAAAAGTTCTTCCCTAAACGAAGTTTTAAAGTAATTCTTTTGTTTTACTAACTTGGAATTTATATTATTATCTTTAAGATATTTGTCAAAAACTGTTAAAATTTGCGATAAAGAAACCTCGTCATGTTCCGTTTTTGTTATGACCAAATATTTATCTATAAAATTCTTATAAACAGCACTATCAAAATATGTATCTACGTATAACCGTTTCATTCTAAATCCACAAAATCCAAACGTACTTCCTATATGTATATTACTTTTTGCATCATCTATATTAATTCTTTCACATGTCTTGTTGAATTTATATTTGATATATCTTTTTATATCTAACGTATAAATATCCAAAAATTTTACGTTTGCTCGAATTTGTTTATTGAACCCGTGTTCTTTTAAATACTTTTCAAATTCCCTTTGAATACTTATTAATGTACATTTATAATTTTTATCACCGTTACTATCTATATCCATATTGGTTTCAAAAAAATCATCATATAATTCATTACATATAAATTCTTGGGGTAATTCTTTTTTAGAAATATTTTTAATAAAATCTATTATTAATTTAGGGTCTTCACTTCCATTGTTTTTATCAAATAATTCAATAAAAAATTCTACTATATATATAAGATCACATGATTCTATGTTAAACCATTCGTTTTTATTTGTTATAAACGGATCTAACAACGCCTTAATACATTTCTCTATCAATTTATTATTTTTTGATTGATATGTAAACACATATTTGAAACCAGGATTACTACTCAAATGCCCATCTATTCTTTTCAAAATTTCCTCGGTAATACCTATTTTAGATACGCCTTGTACATTATCAGTCACTGCTACATATAACCAATCTAATGAAATTTTTTTTGCCATCTGTTTTAATTCTTTATCCTTTTTTTTTACTAATAATTTTTGAGATTGCAAATCATTTTCCTTTAATTGTAATTGTTCTTCTTTTTCTTTTAGTTGTTTCTTTAATTCTGCCGATTCATTAAATATAATATCATCAAGAATATTTCCAGCCCATTTTCTAAACTTCTTTGCTACTTCTTTTTTGGAGTTGTAAAGTAAACGATAAACACCTCCGCTTGTTAAAAATATAATATCTGGATTTCCACTATTTGATGAGTACGTAGTACGTACTACCTTCTCATCTTCGTCAAAATTCATTATACTTGTTCTAATATTTACAATACCTAATACTTTACCAATATCAGATGCTTTGAAATAATATATATGTTTATCATCAATATTTTCTTTTAAAATAGATATAGGATTATTTTCAAATGCTCTTATTATACAATTATTATCTGTTTTTACTTCTTCTATCATTTGTATATGATGTGTAGGTTATATACTCTATTCTATTTTATTTTTAAATTAAAAACGCATTATTTTAAAAACATAACCTTTTGAATATATATTGCTTTATTTTTCCCATTCCAATTTGTCATTCTTGTAATTTCTTGATCTGTAAAGATTAAAAAACATCTTTTTTAAAGCAGAATAGTGAGGTTTTTCATCAAAATCTAGGTTTCTAACATATTTCAAAAATATCACAAATTCCTTTGGCATATCTTTACATAATACTTCAGGAGTCGTCGCAATTTTCTTTTCACCAATCAGTTTGTAACGCTCCTTTTTTTCCTTGTGTTTTATTCCCTGCCAAGGTAACTTACCCTTATACATGTATGTTAATATGTACGCTATAGATTCTAAATCGTCTTTTCTAGATTGCTCATGATTCATATGAGCTGCTATACTAGCATATCTAGCTGTTCCACAAAAACGTTTTTTATCAGAAAAATCTATATGATTTCCATTTCTCTTTAAATATTTTCTAGATAATCCAAAATCTATACAGTACAATTTTTGAGATTCTTTGTAACCTACAGCAAAATTATCAGGTTTAATATCTCTATGTATATAACCACAACTATGAACGTGCTTCATTATATCTATCATTGACATTGCTAATAAAATTATTGTTTTCATACCAAAATGTTTATGTTTGCCTAAAAGTGCTTCTAAACTTCCACCTAGTAAATCCATAACTATTATCTTTGTATCTTTACTTTGTACAATTTTCATATTTGCAATACCACGCTCAGGATTTGATATGTGTTTATATACTCTAGCTTCATCCATTAATGCCGGTAACCCATCACGATCTTTATTTTTTATAGGAATCTTTAGGGCAACCGTGTCACCTGTTGTTTTATGAACTGCTTCAAATACATTACCAAAAGACCCTGAACTTATATATCTAGTTATAGTGTATTTATTAACGGTTGTCCCAATTAGTTGCTTTAAATCTTTAACGTTTGATTCATCCATTAATTTTTACTAATATTAATAATGCAAGAAACAAACACAATATACAATTATTTACTTAATTTTTAAACTGTGTTTTAAAATTTTCAAAAAACTTTTTTATATTATCATGCTTTTGTTCAAAGTCTGTATATTTTCCAGCAAAATGACAAACTACCAGATTAGGATTATCTCTATATGACTGTGGATTATTTGTTGAAATACCACTTAGTAAATTCATTTCATGTAAAGATTTCGTTATTGTATGATAATTAAAAAAGGGCTGGTCTATACACCCTGCAGTTCGTTTACCAATTACATAATAATCTATAATATCATCTAATATAGTTTTAAACAACACCTTTATAACTTGACAATTTTTGAATAGTAGCACACCACTGTTAAATGCTGGGGTTTTGGGATCTATTTTTTTAAAATCAAATAAATTCCCTCCAAAATATGAAGAACCAATATCACATTCCCTAACCACATATAGTTTTTCATCTAAATCATTATTAAAAATTTTAGATAAACTATTTATTACAAGTATATCCGTGTCCAAGTATAAAATCTTTTGGTATTTGTTTATAAAAGGTGTATCAAAAATTAACAATCTTGAATATTTTGCCTCAACAATTGTATTTAAATCCATTTCATAAATTTTAATCGGTAAATTGTATTTTGATATAACATCGTTTATACTATTTGCAAAATCTGGATGTGTAAAAATAATAATATCAGTATTACTATCAATGTTACCAAAAGTATCCACCGATTCTAAAAATAAATCAACAAAATTTACAAATTGCTCATTGCAAAATACACAAATATAAACCAAATTAATGGACATTAAAGTTTGTATTATACAACTATATTAATCTACAGCTACGAACGTTTAAGAAAAAATTTAAACATTTGTTTATAAATCACAAATTATAAACAAATGGTTAAAAATTTACTAATTTTGTTTAGCTTATTAAATCCAATAGTATTTGCAAAAAGTACAGATGATTTTGGTATACATAAACATAAAGCTGGTATTGATGATGTAATTTCTGACGTAGGTCTCTTTAAAAGACGTAGAAATAAACCAGAAGACAATGTCACTCATACTGAAAATGAAACTGAACATAATCGTAGAGGTCGTAATAAAAACTTTAGACAAAAGGATAAGAAATCAAAGTCTACAAGTGCTACACCTACAATTAGTGCTACAACTAGTGCTACAACAAGTGTTACAACTACATCTACAGCTACAGCTACAGCTACATCTACAGCTACATCTACATCTACAAGTTCTACAACTAGTTCTACAGCTACTCAAACTGTTTAATTTCCCCAAAATCTTTTAGGGTAACATGTTCTATTACTCGGACCAATAACAGAATTGTCAAATGGAAAATTTCTCGTTAATGGAAAGTACGCTTCTCCTCTTATATCATAAGACATATTTCTTGTAGGGCATTCTGATCTACTCCTACATAAAGGGCATCTGCCACACCAACAATTATTACGAAATTGTTCTTGTGTAGTAGTTTGCAATTTGTATAAAGCCCATAAAATCAAAAATATAAACAATAAACGAAACATTATTTTATATACAATAAATACATAAAATAAAATTTTGTAAAATGAAAATTTAAGCAGGAACTGCGTCTGTTTGATGTTTTGCAAAAATAAAAGTGTTACCGATAAAAAGAGTTGGTTGCATATTATTATGAGCATCACCCCCGCCAGTAGAAGTAGTGTTTTCAGTTGGTCTGTTTGCTTCATCAGCTGAATTATCAGCACCTCCACTAAAATTACCTTGTCCAGCAACACCTGAATAAGTATGAGTGTGAGCTGGCATTTCATCAACAGTTAAAGTATGTGTTTCTGCACCGACTTTTGCACCTAACGTTCTAGCAGTAAGATTATCGGTATTATCGTTATTTCTCCCTGTACCAATACCTCCTAAAACACGTCCTCTTGCATCTGGAAGGTTAAATGTTGTTGTACCATTTCCAGCACCAAAGTTAGTACCAATAACTGCCCATAAATCAGCATATGCTGTTCTTGAAATGGCTGAACCATCACATTTCAACCAACCCACGTGAGCATCTGATCTAACTGAAAATTTAATGTCTCCTATTTCTGGAGGAACTATTTTTACCCAATCAGCTTTTGCTGTCTTATAAACCCAAGCTGAACCGAAAATATGATCGTGATCTTTTGATTTTTGTTCTTTTAATGTCATATTATAATATTTATAAATATATTTTTTTTTTCTAAATTGTATTGTTTATTACGATGAAAATAATTGGTCGGGGATTTCAAGCGTTAAACACTATGTACGTTTTTTTACAGTTTATTGTTTATTGTTTATTGTTTATTGTTTTTATGATCGGTAAATAAAGTTGTTATCAACATTTGGAAATTTTTCATGTATTCTGTCTTATTACATACCAAGCCACTATTAAATTTTGAACGCGTTTGAGTTTTAAGACTATCCCAAAACATTACATCATCAATTTTCTCAACAAACCCAGATATCCTTTCTATTAAATTATCATTTTCACTTATAATATATTCTTCCAAACCACTGTTTTTCAAAATACTACAAGATACATTTTGAGCATGAAAATAATATTTGTTATCATAAATAGAAAATACTGGTACACCCATATACAATGCCTCACAAGTTGTTGTTGTTCCAGAGTACGGAAATGTATCAATCGCAATATCAATGTCATTATATGTTAATAAATGATCATCGTGTGTTATTGTACATTCCAAAACACGAATTCTATTTTGAACACTTTTGTCAAAACGTTTAATAAAATTTTCCCTTATTTTTTTATTTATCAACGCCTTTGTTTTCAAAATTAAACGCGTCTGTGGGACTCCAAGTAAAACTTTATTGAATAAATCGACTACTCCTTCTGTAATTTTATTAATTCTATTAAAACACCCAATATTTATAAACCCATCACGCTCACGTAATTTTATTTCGTGAAGTGATTTATTACCTTGACCATTATTACTAATCACAGTAGGATCATAGCACAAAAAACAATTTTTCAAAGCTACTAAACGTTCTGTATAAAATTTTTGAGAAACAGATAAATCTCCATCGCATACGTTATCAGTAATACGATAATTCATTTCATTCAACCCAGTTGTAAATGGATATCCAATATAAGTAATTTGAATAGGACTTGGTTTTAGAGCAAAAACATCCAATCTATTAAATGCTGTATGACCAGCTAAATCAAACAACACATGAACCTTGTCTTTGTAAATAACATCAGCTGCTTGTTGACCAGATAAGTTTTTAATTGTCGTAAATCTTAAATTATCGTTGTAAAGTCCAGTATTTATAATACATTCAGAATAACAAGTTACATTAAAACGTGTATTGTCAAACTTTTTCAAAAATGTACTTATAAAAAAACTAACAGGATGATCAACAAAATCACCCGATATAATACCTATATTTATTTTTTCTGTATTGTAAAAATCCCCGCCAAATTTATATATTGGATTATTACCCACACCCTTGTATAATTTATTCACTAAACGATGTTGATTTGTTATATACATCTTATCCTCTAATTGATCAAAAAGATAATTTAAGTTCATAATCTTGTTTTGAAATGGTAAATTAAACTTTGGACATGTCTGTAATGATTTATTATAACACTCAACTGATTTATGATTGTCACCATTATAAGAATGCATATGACCTAAATTTAAATACAACTCGGATAATAGGAACGTGTGGTCAGTTGATACAAAAGCTCGTTTGTAATTTTTAATTGCCATATTATAAGCCGTTTCTGCCAAATCTGTTCTACGCATTTCTGTATACACCACACCCAACTGATTTTGAATATCTGGATCTAAACCATCTATCCGTTCAGCTTTTAACAAATAATGCAAAGCTTCTGGCCATTGTTTTAATGCACGAAAAATACTAGATATACCATTGTAATCATTTATACGTAATCTTCTATATTCCTCCTTTAATTCATTAGTATCTTGTTTGATATTATCCATTAAATGTATAGATAACTTGTAATGAATCAAACTTGCATCTAAACGATTCAATCTTTGATGTATATACCCTAAATTATAATGAATTGTCGGATTATCTGGTACATATATTAACGCTTCATTCATATAACTTAAACAAGTATTCAAATCACCTGCAAATAAACTCATATACGTGTATATACTAGTAATTTGTTTTAAAGCTAGGTCATCCTCAAAACGAACACGTAAAATCATTACAAAACAATTAAGAGCTTCTCTAAACATTGTCTCCAATTCTTTAGAAAATATTTCGATGTTTTTATTTCTATTAGCCTCATTTTGTCTACGTAAATCAATATCTCCTTGCATTTCTGTCTCAACATAACTTTTATATAATGTTCCAAGTGTAAAATAACTTTCACAAAAAATATTTTGGGGTACCTCCGGATTACTATCAAGTAATAAATAATCTCGCAAATCCAACTTATTAAGAAAATTTCTAATTATATCAATTGCCTCTAAACGATATTTTTTAACCTTGGATTGATCATTTGTTTCAATAGAAGCCGAAATTTTTGCATTAGCAATTTCCAACACTTTTCTATAATTTTTTTTAACCCACTTTTTTGAATTTAAATCATTATCTAATTTTTTTACCCCTTTAGTTGACATAATAATACAATTAAGAATTTTAACTTTAAATCGTGATAAATTTAACCAAAACTTAATTTGTACAGTATTAATAAATGAATGAATACAATTTTAATAATTATGACATAAACACATCAGAATTCACGCTTGATGGAAGTTTTATACCAGGACGTTTAGTAGATATTATAGATGGTGATAGCCTTGTAATTATTCTACCAGTTTTTAATTCATACTACAAATATCATGTACGGATAAATGGAATAGATACTTGTGAAATGAAAAGTAAAAATCAAGACAATAAAATACTTGCCCTAAAAGCACGATTAGAACTATTATGTTTAATAACGCAAGACACAAAACAAGACACAAAACAAGACACGAAGCAAGAATATGATATAAATATAACTAGAACAGATATCAAACGAATATTAAACGAATCTGTTTTCATAGTATATTTAGAATGCAAAGACTTTGATAAATATGGAAGATTACTCGCTGATGTATATACTGATAATACCAAATCAATTATGTTGTCTCAATATTTACTCGACAAACATTTAGCTTACCCTTATACTGGAGCCACAAAACTTAAGGAAACTGAACAAGTTGATATAATGTTATAAAATTTTTTAACAATTATTTACAATCATTTACAATCATTTACATATACGTTAAAATGATGAGTAAAAAATGATTTTTAAAACTAGTATGTTTAGAGAAAGATTATATAATAGTACAAAATCAAGTCATAAAGTGGTAGATACACATAAATTTGTAAATTTAATTAGAACCAACAAGGATGCTGGAGAAATGTATATCAATATGAATAAAATGTGTATAAAATATATTCAAAGTGAAATACAAAGACGTTTGGAAGACGATAGATCAGAATGGGAACCTTTTAGATCGTTATTTAGTAAATTATACAAGGATATAAACGTCTCTTATTACATATCATCAAATATGAATAAATTATTAAATCGTTGTAAGGAACACCCTTTAGAACATGGATATATGTTTATTTTAGGTTTGTTATTTGGAGGAAAATTATTATCTAAATATTTACCAGATCATATAGATTTTTTAACATATAACAATTCAAAGGAATTGATAAATGAATTCAAAGATTATTTAGATAATAATGTTGTAGACGAGGACAAATTTATAAATATTGTAAATGACAGTTATAAATTAATTAGTGAAATATTTGATGAATTTCATATAAATATAGAAAGTTAAAATAACCAATTTGCAATTTAGTTTTATTGAAGTTAGCAAATATTTAAAATAATTCAAAGGAAAATTCTTAATAAAAGCTAGATACAGTTTTGTAAACTAGAAATTTTTAAAGAATATACAATTAAAAAAATTAAACTATACCGTATGGTTTCAAAAATTTATGTAAATGAATTAATCATTATGAATTATACCATTTGCGATAATATTATTTTTTTGAATTAAATTCAATTTTTTCATTTCAAGTTCTGCAGTGTTCATTTGTTTTTGTTCTGTAGTGTTCATTTGTTAAAGTGTATTTTTATTATGTTTTTGAATTAAATTCAATTTTTTATTTATTTGTATTCTTGCTTCACTATTTATTTAAATTTTACATACATCTTCGTTTTCAATTGCATTGATAAATTCCAATAATTTTGGATTGACTGTTATTTTTTTTGGATTAAATGACTTAAGATATAATCCAGATAATGATCTTACTCTGCTCAAAGCAACGTATACCATATGATTACAAAAACAATCAGCCAAATCTAAAACAGCATTATCCAATGATAAACTTTGTGATTTATGAATTGTAATACTATAAGATAACATAAGTGGAATTTGTTGAAGAACAACTCTTGCATTGTCAAGTTCAATTTCCCACTCTACCCTGTTTATAATTTGTGTAACTCCATTATCGAATTTTACTTTAACACCATCTGTAAACAAATCTTCAACTGTCCCTATCGAACCATTCACTAAACCATTTTCCACATCCAAATTTTTAATCAATAGTACACGACAACCCTTTCTTAAGGCTACTGTTTCAATTCCTCGTTGTGAAAATTGATTTTGTAATTCTTTTTGTAATAATTCACACGTATCTTTGTCACCAGTTTTTATACAAACTGTCTCATAATATGATTCTGGTGAATTTATAGATGCCAATCTTTCTGTGTTAATTTGTTGAGCTTTCCAATTACTACTAACTAAATGAACAACTTCACCCTTTTGTTGTCCTCGTTTTAATAAACGTTCAAGTAAACTTGACACATCAGCATCAGTTTGTTCTGCACGTCTTATTCTCATTAAAATATCAATATACTTGTTATCTGAACGTTGACGGAAATTTTCTTTTAAAACAACCGTTGATTTGCTAAACATCTTTTTAAAAAGTTCACTTTCAATAATAAAACGGTTATCTGCATTTGGATTTGAAAAAATTGTCTCCAATTGTAGAAAATCACCTGTTAAAATCAATTGTATACCACCAAAAGGTAATCTTGATTTACGAAGTGTTTGAAAAATAACATTGATTTTTTCAAAGATAGAAGCAGACATCATACTAATTTCATCAATTACAAGTATATCAGTCCTACGAATACGATCCTTGATACCAATTTTATATCGGAGACGTTTTAATAAAACATCAATTGAAGCATCACCTGTACCAATACCCATAAAACTATTGATAGTTATTCCACCAATATTGTAAGCTGAAATACCAGTAGTAGATGTTATATACATTGTTTTAGTTTCGTTATTTCTTTTTACATACTTGTAAAATTCTTTTACTAATCTAGTTTTCCCAGTACCTGCACTACCCAAAATCAACATAGATTTACCAGATCTAAATTTTGAAAATGCATTTCTTTGCGTATCCGATAACTCTAAATCATATTCTGTAGGAATATTCATCCCTGTTTCACGATTATGATCAATCAATAAATCACGAATTTTGTCCAACATACTATCAGCAAAATCAGCATCGTTTTCATTTTTTGTTTGGTTATATAATGACATCTTATTGCAACATGTAATTCTTTTATTTATTATTCATTTTTTTATGATTAATAAAAATTTACCACAAATTAACTAACATACACACCATTGGATAGCAGTATCCATGACCCTTGACTATTATTACTTTGTGCATCAAACATCAATTGTGCACTTTGCCCTTGACGTTTAAATGTAATCCTTGTAGCTTGAGCTGATGTATTTAATGGATTAGGAGTAATCAATTTATTAGCTCCAAAGAATACTGTATGAGAACATCCAACACCCATAGAACTACATACTAAAATTTTTAAAGTACCATCTGGTATATTAGCACTATTACTAGGCATAGTACCAGAAGAACTAGTATAATTAACACCAGAAACAGAAAATAATGAAACAATAAAAGACGTACTGGGATTTCTTGTTGGTAAAATACCAGAAGAAAGCGTATATCTTTCAAAAGTATAAGCTAAAGAAGATGACAAAGTAACATTTGAAAAGTTTGCAGAAACGGTATTACTCAAATTGGTAAATCTACCAGATTGTGCCGTATTTACACCAATAGGTGTTCCATTTATAGTACCTCCAGATATTTGAAAATTACTACCAATAATAGCATTTGACCCTGCTGTAATATTACCATCTAATATAAATCCAGATATTCGACTCGTAAAAACTTTATTTACTTCTATATCACTTAGGTCACCTGTTACAATATTATTACTTATTGTAGCGTTTTTATAATATGTCCATCTTTCCGTGTTGTTTTTAAAACCAAAAAACCCAGTTTTATAACCTAATGTACCAGATGTTAAATTAACATTTCCTGATGTAGTCCAATAATTAACCTGAATACCTACATCTTTTCCCTGGTAAGTTGTTAAATTACTTTTAACAGATCCATTGTCAAGACCACTTGATGTTATACCACTAGAATAAATTACAACAAATGAAGTAGAATCAACGATTTGATTAATTGTATAAGTCCCATCAATACTAGGTTTACTATTGGTATTTCTAATGGTTACATCATCACCTACAACCAAGTTGTGTTGTGTAGTTGTTGTTATTTTAACATTTCCAACTGTACTATAATTATCAACTCTTGAAATATTTAAAACTTGTGATGTACCAAGTGGTAAAATATAGGTATTAATATCAAAATCTTTATCTACTGCTGCACTAATAGTACCTATAATATTTACATTACCAGAAATTGTAAAATTCGTCGTATTAATACTTATTCCATTATAACCATTCAACATTAACTCTTGACCATTACTAACTATGCTATTTTCAGTAGATCCAAATGCTAAATATGTATGTGTAGGTACTAATACACTACCAGATGAAGTTTTAGGATACATTTCTATATTACCCACTGTATTTACAATTTGCAAGTTATTACTTGTATTTCTAACAATGTAATCTGAATTATCTGAACCAAAAAATAGGGGTGTGTTTTCTAAAATACGCACTGAACCATTTCCTGACGTAGGTGTCACCAAGGATATATCTTCCGTTGAAGTAATTGTTAAATTACCATTCGTATTTGCACTAATCGAATTAACAGTTGTTCCAAATGCAACACGGCTATCATATGGAACTAATATGTTCCCACTACTTAAATTTAAAGTTCCACCAGTTGAAACTATACTTACTCTACCACCAGAAATTATATTAACATTTGAAATTGTTCCATTTGCTAAATCTAAATTTGTAAAATATCCATCACCAAACTGTACATCACCATACGTACCAGTATATACTTCATCCACATTAGTACCACTCTGAATAAACACAAACCTACCCAAATTATTTTTATAACCGAAAAAACCAGTTCTACTACCACTTATACCTGAATTAACATTCCATTTAAATTCAATACCTCTATCTTTAAGATCATTAATAATAGGCCCTGTAACACCACCAAGTGAAAAAATTGGGTCTTGAAGATTAGTAACTGTAATATAAACTGTATT